ATGCCTCTGTGACGCTGCCGATATGGATTTCACCAATTTTCTTGTTCTCAAGCGCCCAAGCGCGCTCAATGTTTTCTCTATTCGCATTAAATATGATTGCGTGGTAATGTGGTCTCTCTCCTTTGCTTCCATATTCACCCACTGCGAAATATTTAATTTTATTCTCTTGCTGTAACCCGACATAATTTTCGATTTTTCTAAGACGTTTCATGAACTTTTGAACGTCAGTTTTTCGTAATGACATCGCAAATCCCCGGGGACCTGAAGTAATTGGGACTCGCCCAGTTGCATAAGTTAGAGTGACGAACAATGATGTCATAGCCGTCCTCTGCTCTACCGATATACGAAACGCCCAACCATTTACCACACGTGCAAGGCAAGGAGGACACTTGCCGCACGGCACCGGGATGTTGCGGTCGAATTTCGTATTTACGTAATGTGGGCCTAAGCATTGCATGCGTTTTAAAATGTTGGTGTTCCAAACTTTGGCATAGGCCTGACCGCAGTAATTTTATTGAGTACTTGACAGATTATCTGATCCTGCGTGTTTTTAACTGCGAATATGTCATTTCTAGGCGTACATTCTATGAATGCCTGATTCAATGATGGAAGTGAACTGAACTTCCTAGCCTCGTGCCAAAAATCAAGACTAAGAGCCAAATCTCCTGCAACACGATTATTTTCAAACTTATATTCTGCATATCTAGGTACATAGCCAAAAACGTCGTTTCCGTTGGCTGTGCCAGCGTATAATTCATTTTTTACAACGGGCTGTTCGCCTATATTGGCAAAAGTGGGCCAATAATAGTCAAGCTGATCAAGCTTAAGAAACTTCCTAGGTGTGCCCTGATAATAAGCCGTTTTCGGCATAATTGACATGATTCCCATAATCCAGCCGTGTTCCTCTATATAATATGAGCCATTGCCACCACTAGTAACGCTTACTGCATGACCTGCCATATTGCCCTGAACAGGAGATCCACTTACACCTGAAGTGTTAAGCACCTCTGAAATGACTACCGGTGTTTTTACGCCTGTAATGTATTCAGGCCTTTGTAGTCGTGCGTCTGATGACTTAACACCAAAATGGCTAAGAATTGATTCTACATACCTAGTACCTCCGCGTGCATTCTTTTCGAGCCATTCTTGAAGTCGGAATGCCTTCCTTAAATCGTTAATCGTGGTTGCGCCAACTGAAAGTCCCGACGTGTCGGCAAATAGTTTGTCTGCACCTACTCCGCCTGATGCTACCTGGTAATCAACTACCGGACTTACGTTCGTTCCTGTTAGTGTGGTATTGTTTGTTGCAGCGTTATTAAGCTTTACCTCTGCATCGCCTGAAATCGTACCGATAGGAATGTCTACGCTACTGCCTTTTTGCGCCCATGGGAGACATGATGTGAAGTAATCATGCTCCCAAGCACGTGTGCGTATTGTGTACCATGATGTAACATTATTTGCACCATCATTTAACTTGTATCCTACTGGTTGAATTAAATTTTGATCTCTATAATACTCATCATATATGGCTTGATAAGCAGCAAATGGTAAAGCATTAATATTCATATTTGCAGTTGTCGTGCCACCTACTTGTATTCCTAAATATCCAAATAAAGGATATGTTTGATTTATAGTTGTTGGTGTGTTACTTGTAGATAATGTAAGATATGGTGCGTTAATATTGGATGATTCATCTACTATCCATTTTTCCCAATTAGGCCATAGTATACGGTTAGGTACAAAAAAATAGTGAATCGATACGTCGAACCTGTGCATGACAGGCGCAAGAAGCGGCTGAAATCTTACGAGTGCTTCGGCTGATATATTGAACTTATCGCCCGGAACTACATCCGTAGCCATGATAGGAACTAGTTCGCCCATCCTACATGACAACTTTACATCATGTGTAAGATCAAAGACGTTCCTAGTCGGTTTGAACATCTTTACCACATTAAAAATATTCTTCATATATCCGATAATTTATAGTATGTTAAGTGATAAAATGTGTAATATAATTTTTACAGTCTGATACCTCCACGACTGACGTAATAGGTACGCTTTACCTTGGTTCGTCCCCTTTTCTTGTAGGATCTACGGTGTGTCATTTTTGTAATTTTTTGTAATGTTAATGGGTGTTATTGACTTTGCCAAATTTATTTTTTTCCCTTGAGTGAAGGCAGTTTATTTAAAAACTGCTTAAATACGCCTTGTCCCGGGTACTTGTCTTCAACTATCAGTCGTAATGTAGCTTGTAGATCTGTATAGTTACCTGACTCAATTGCGTCTGCTACTGCCTTTGCATACCAAGGTGCGTTACGTGTGAAGCCCTTTTGTGTATACAGATCGTAATCAAGTTTTTTTAAATTTGTATCGGCTTCAATTTGTTTAATTGCCGTGTTTATTCTGTTTATTTCGGCCTGATCTTTCTCTATACTGACACGTTTTTTTAATGTGTCTAATGTTGCGGATACTATTGTGGTGTTTTTTAATTGGTTTGCTATATCATATTGCAGCTGCATCGTGTTTGTTTTTATAGTTCCCTGCTGCAAATCCTGCTCTAATATCTGCCTGTTCAATGTTTGTATAACAGTAGCTTGTTCTGCCATACCTTCGGCAAACTTTCTCTTTAAATCCAAATCAAAATTCTTTGTGTCTGTACTTGCCATGGTGTTAGCTACCTGTGCTGCAAGTAATGCCCTTTGTTGTCTCCTGTTTTGGATATCTTCCTTCATCAAATCTCGTTGTACGTCCCTTGTGCGCATGTCCTGATACATGCCCAAAATATTAGGCGCTTCTAATCTTGGTGCTTGGGGTGTCCATGATTTAGTTTCCGTGCCTCTTACCGGTTGTGCTAGGGTGCTTGTACCACTCCCATATATCAAATTCGGGTTCAATCCCGCGTCCTGTAGTCGCTTCATCTGTGCGGTTGGACTGTTGTACTCCTGCTGCATCTGCCAGTCCTGTAGGGCATGGCTTCTCTGCAGTTGGTATTGCTTCTCGTTCCATTCCCTCTGTTTTTTATTAAGATTGGCCTGTGCAATGGCGTTTACTCCGGTGGTTGCCAATTGTGCAGACCCTTGAATAGCTGCTATCCGTTCTGATTCTGTCATTGCCATATCACATCGTTTTTTCTGAATACCAGTTATCTGTCTCTGCTACATGATCTAGTATGGCCTTTATGAATGGCTCATGTTCTATTCCTATTTTATCAACGAACTTTTTTAACGTGTTTTCGTAATGATAATCTTCGGTTACGTAATGCTTACGGACAATAGCTATATTGTCCAGTAGCTGAATTACGTGTTTTATTGACTGTTCGTCGTTTACTGCGCTTACTTCGCTCTGTATTTCGTCCGCTGCGCTACCGGCATTATCGCTCATTTTGCTTCGTTTTACTCCGTTAGTGTCAATAAGCCCTAATATATCAAGTATTATTAGGGCTATTTTTCGCCCCCCCCGCCCCCTCCGGGGGAGCGGTTTTTATAGGATATTTTCTACCCTTCGGGTGTATATGCAAATACACGCTCCGCTGCGCTTCGCGGGAGCATAGGACAACGGGGGCGTATGAACGCCATCCGTTGTCCTGCTGCTCTTGCTTAATCGAATTAGTTTCGATTTTAGTTTTCTGCTGCATCACCTTCGGTTACTTGCTTGTTAGCCGCTTCGCTCTGTGCCTGACGTATACGCTGAATTTCATAGTGAGCATATTCTTTGTATGCCTCACGCTCTGCAAGATCCATATGACGTGGATCGGGAACATACTCTTCGCTGTCGCCATCTTGGAGACCAGGAAGGGGATTCCTAACAGAGATCTCCAAACCTCTGCTATAACGCTTAACGAGTTCACGCAAAGTAAAATTGTGGTCGGGAATTGCCATGTCTGGCATGTCGTTTATTTCTCCTTCAGATTGGGGAACTGCAAATTTGCCGTATCCCGTTACGCCTACTGTGTCCCAATAGCTTTGTTCCATAGTTAGATTTTTTGACGTGTTTTAGATCTGTATTCATGTTTTTTATACTGCGCTTCCTTTACATTCATCATATGCAGCTCGTAATTTTCAACCTCTGCCCTTAGTTTTTCGTCTTCCTTGTTTAGCCGTACTCTTTGTGCTGCTGCAATAATGCCACGTTGTTTTTCATTATATATTCTATCCTTATAATACCTAGGCATAGCTACTTTTTTGCCGTCCATTAATGGTATATACATACGTTCGACAGGATCTGCTAAATGCCATTTTTTCATCTGTTCTGTTACATACGCTTCGCCCATTCCTTTGCTCATTAACCT